TCGTGGTCAAAAGAAACAGGGATATGTGTGATCTACATTAATCTAACTATACGCAATCCCTGGAGTGATCGCTTTGAAATAGTTGGGTCATGGGGTCAAAAATTGTTCAAACATAAAGCATGGGAAGTTGAAATTTATCGTTCAGATACTGTTGCAGAACTTGAATTTAAAATTACTTCGCAAGAAGATCATGCCGGCATTACATTAGGCCTGGGGTTAATCAGTTACACTCTTAGAGCACAGTTATACGATACTAGACATTGGAACTATGCAACACAATGCTGGGAAATATATGAATGATGCAGTTAAGATCGGCATAGTTGGTTTGGGATTTGTCGGCAGTGCTATACGCAATGCCTATGATGATTTGTTTACAGATGTTGTTATAGTAGACCCTATCAAATCTACTAACACCTTTGCTGATCTGCAAGATTGCCATGCAGTATTTGTATGTGTTCCTAGCCCTGCAAAAGAATCAGGCGAGTGTGATACCAGCATACTAAATTCCGTATTGTATATGTTACGAGATTATAAGAATGTTATTATCAGTAAGACTACTGCGCCACCACAATTTTACGAAAAGATGCAGACTATATATCCTAATCTAGTGCATATACCAGAGTTCTTAACAGCTGCCAATGCTGAAGAAGATTATCTCAAAGAAATTAATGCTATCATAGGTGGTAAGATTGCTGCCTATAGAAATGAAGCTGAACGCATTATTAAATTGGCGCAGCCTATAACCATGGTAGAGCATTGTTCAATTGGTGAGGCTGCATTTGTCAAATACACTATTAATTCATACCTAGCTACCAAAGTTGTGTTTATGAATGAAATGAGTGAGTTGGCAGTGGCACACGGATATCATTGGGATACTATTAGAATGTATCTAGCAGAAGATAACCGTATCGGACTAAGCCATATGCAAGTTCCGGGGCCAGATGGACATTACGGGTTCGGTGGTGGCTGTTTTCCAAAAGACACTACAGCTTGGGTAAAATATGCTGCCAAATTAGGAGTTAATTTGAACGTATTGAAATCAGCAATTAAGAAAAATGTCCTATTGAGGTTGCAAAAACCTAAATAATATTGTATAATAATACAAAGACATCCACGTCGATAACTCGGAGAATAATAAATTGACAAAAGAATTTACACCAGATCCTGCACTTAAACCTACACCAGAATTTAAATCAGATAGCTACATACCTTTAAAACAAGAAGTGTATGTTAAAAAAGAAACTGGGCTAGATGTGATGGCCGGTGATGGCGGATATCAAGAAGAAAAGTATCTAGGCAACTATCTTCGCGCAAAGATGAAGCGTGACAATAAACGGTTCTGGGCAGGTGATAATATCAGCGAATACGTTACAGACGATTTTAAAGAACGACTAATTGATGAAGCCGCGGAAGCATTTGAACTAGTGCTTGATCGGTTACTCATTGATCGTGAAACTGATCCAAATAGTAAAGGCACGGCAAGACGACTGGCCAAAATGTATTTTAACGAAATAATGTTAGGTAGATATGAACCAGAACCAGATGCAACTGCGTTTCCAAATGATTCGGAGGATCGCTACGAAGGTATGTTGGTTGTTCGTAGTGAGCTTCGTAGTATGTGTAGCCATCATCATCAACCCGTTAGTGGCGTTGCTTATATTGGTATTATTGCCGCGCAAAAACTCATTGGACTCAGCAAATATACCCGCATTGCACAGTGGTGCGCCCGCAGAGGCACACTCCAGGAGGAGCTTTGCAATGACATTGCTAGGGAAATCAGCAAAGCAACTGAATCAGAAAACGTAGCAGTCTACGTGCAGGCAGTGCATGGTTGCTGTGAGAATCGAGGCATTATGGCACATAGTTCACTAACACAAACTACAGTATTAAAAGGTTCATTTAAAGATGATCCACATACAAAGAAAGAATTCTTTGATAACATTAAACTACAACAGGAGTTTGCACCTCGATGAGATATATTACCAACAAGTTTGACAGTATTCGGTTGCCAGTGGACCCTGGCTTATTAGAATGGTTGCAAGAAAGATACCCTGCATCAAAATACTTTATCAAGGAAATTTGATATGAACTCAGTAGACATGGCTAACAATTTAATTTTTCGTGCAAAAAACTTAAACGAGTTTACTGTTACTACTGAAGTTCCTGATGGGTTTCGATTTAATGGAGATATTCCATTTGACATGCAAATTAAAGATAATTTAATATGTGCTAAAGTGTGGGCTGTAGACTTTGACGAGGCTGCAAAAAGATTAGACAACTGGCTAGGAACATGTAAATGAATTGGTTGAAAAAGATATTATGGCGTTGGACCTCAGAAGGTCGAGAGGTGTATGAATTTGAAGGCGACAAGGGCGGATTACGAGTATCAAGAAGTCGCCTAATACCTCAAGATGAGTGTGATGCAGTCAGCGACGACCCTATATTAAACTTTAAAGTGTTTAATGCTGTAGGTGGGAAAGTTGTAGAGTTTAGGCGTTACGATCGTAAAAGTGATCGTAGTGATTCTACTACCTACATTATTACTAATGATCAAGATTTTGGTGAACGTATTGCCAAAATTGCCATGCTGGAAAACTTAAAATTATGATAGCACAACAACCGGCACAAGGGTTACTGCTAGTAAACGATTGGGGCACTAGTAAAATGTATAAAGCTGTATGTGACTGCGGGGATGACGACTGCACACACACTATTGATATAGAAGCAGAGGATACCGGTGTTACTATAACAATTTACACTAATACCAGAACCAATTTTTGGTCGATGACTTGCTGGCATCATATCTGGACATTACTTACTAAAGGGTATACCGAGTTTGAAACAAGTCTTGTTATGAACAAACAGGTTGCTCTTAACTATGCTAGTGTGCTACAATCAGCAGTTAAAGACGTTGAGGAATTAAGAAATGCAAGAAAAGATAAATGAAGTAATGAACATTCTCAGTGAAGAATGTGCCGAAGTTATCCAAGCTGTAAGCAAAATTAATCGCTTCGGAATGGACAATTACAAGCCTGGGAAACCTAAAACTAACAGACAACATTTAGAAGAAGAGCTTGGCGACTTAATGGCCATGATTGATATCTTACAAGAAATGGATGTTGTTAGCTATGCTAACATTGAAAAAGCCGCTGAAGCCAAACATGAAAAATTAAAAAAATGGTCCACTATCTATGAACAAAATTAAAATTGCAGAAATATTTTACAGCATCCAAGGTGAAGGATTGTATGCAGGAACGCCCAGTGTATTCCTGCGTTCTTTTGGTTGCAACTTTCAATGTAGGGGCTTTGGGCTTGCTACTGGAGAACGTAGCACAGAGCCCGAGGATGTTGCTAAAAAAATCGACTTATACAAAACCTATGACGACTTACCACTTGTAAGCACAGGCTGTGATAGCTACGCTAGTTGGCACCCTGATTATAAACATCTAAGTCCGTTTATATCTTTAGAAGATATTAAAACAAAGATGGAAAATTTAATTCCAAATAACACATGGACACAGGCCAATGGCAGCGACATACACTTAGTGATCACTGGCGGAGAGCCATTGTTAGGTTGGCAACGTGCGTGGCCTAAGTTGATTGAAGAATGTGCTGCCAATGGGCTAGTTAATGTAACATTCGAAACTAACGGAACCCAAGACTTAGATCCCAAGTTTGCAGAGTGGTTACGTCACCAATCAGATGTCAATATTACATTCTCTATCAGTCCTAAACTAACCTGCTCAGGCGAGTCTTGGGAAGATGCTATTCAACCTACTACTGTTACTTCGTATTCAGAATTAGGCAGTGCATACTTAAAGTTTGTTGTCAGCACACAACACGATGTAGAAGAAGTAGATCGTGCCGTATCAATATACAAAGACAGTGGATTTACCGGATTAGTATATTTGATGCCAGTGGGCGGTGTCAATAACTTATATCATCTAAACACTAAACAGGTTGCACAACTATCAATGGACAAAGGTTATAAATATTCGCCTAGATTGCAAGTTGATATTTGGAACAATGCTTGGGGAACTTAATGATAAAAGAATTTTTTAAAAAACTGTTTGCCAGTGCGCCTACAGAAGAAACTGCCGCTGTTAAACCAAAAACAGAAAAAGAACTAGCCACCGAAAGAGGTGAACCTTGGGTAGCTGTATTAGATACTAAAGTCAATATTCAAAATCCAAGAAACGGATTTTTCGAACTTGACTGGAACGAGCCATTTATTGCCATGTTAAAAGCCAACGGCTTTCAAGGTGAAAACGATGAAGAAATTGTAGATCATTGGTTTCGAGAACTTTGTAGAAATATTCTTGCAGATGAAGGCATGTCTGAAAGAATGGCAGGGTCTATTAACGTTGTTAATATACAAGATGTTAAAAAATGACCATAGACTCATCTATTAAAAAATATAATTTCTCTAGTGTTATTACACAAACAGACACTGACCAAACCTGCGACATAGTAAAACAAATTATTGATTCCGGAAACTATTTTGACAATAGCCCAAAGTATCAAACTAAAGAAAACTTATTTGCAAGACAAGAAACGGTTTGGTTAAAATATCGAATGAGTTTTTTGTTTGCCTGTTTTATGTATATTGGAAATGAAACCAAAATTAAAGGCATTAACTGCTGGTCATTTATGACTAAACAAGATGACAATCAAGATCGCCAACAACTATGGCATCACCATCATCATGACTTGACTTCTAACAAACTATCAGGTATAATGTATTTAAGAATACCGGACGATGTTATAAATTTTGACGAAAGTGGCACAGAGTTTACTATGGGACATCCAGAAACAGATTCGACATTTTTTATGAAACCAGAATATTTTACCTGGGTAATATATCCAAGCAAACTATGGCACCGACCCGGCCCTTGCCTTAGTGATAAAAATCGTTTTGTATTGGCTGCAGATATGGAGTATTAACATGAAGATTGAAAAAATTAAAAGTAAATTGCCATTGACCGAATATGCACCTTATTGGAATTTGTCTATTGGTAGAGATGTATGGATAGACTTTGATAAAGTTGATAAAATACGTAACTGGTTAATTTCTAATGAGGATAGAATTAAAGCATTAGAAGTTAATCACGATGCTGGAACCGGTCTTGGTAACGATAGTGTTACTAGTAGATTTGGTCAGTATAATTTATTTGATTTTAGTGACGAGTTGCCTGAACTTAAAGATTTACTAAAATTTATACGTGTTTCATACTTAGAATTTATTGTGCAAGATCGCACAGATATATTTGAATTAGAAATTGTATGTTGGTTTAATTTTTTACGTAACAATGAAACTGTAGAAGAACACATTCACGGGGCAGCACATGACAGTTATCTAAGTGGTAATATTCATTTAGATGACTACCAAACACAGACCTATTATCGATGCCCGCAAGAACCTAATTTGGTATTTAATTCAAGCAACATTAAAGGGGGAATGACCATCTTTCCTAGTCATATGCCACATGGTGCAACAACTCATAACGAAACTAAGCCAAGGATTAGTATAGCATTTGACCTGCGAGTAATGCCGGATGATAATAGATTAGATTATTGTTCTAGACCATTTATGAACCCAGAAATTTATTCAGAACTTGTAGATGAGTTTAAATCACAAACTTATCAAGAACTCAAAGAAACTAACAATTAATAAAAATATGCAAATCTTAAAAATTAGAAATATGTTACCTGCGACACACTATGCACCTTATTGGGATGTGTCCATAGGAAAAACAATATGGAATGATTCTGAAAAAATTGATAAAATTAAAAATTGGTTGATTGATAACGAACAAAGAATTATTGAAAAATATCCAGTCATGCACGACGGTAATACTGGATTAGGAGACAATAGTGCTACTAGTAGATTTGGTCGTTACAACTTATTTGATTTTGTAAGCGAGCTCCCAGAACTAACCGATTTTAAAAAATTTTTACAATGTTCATATTTAGATTTTGTTACTATGGATCATACTCCTATTACAGATGTAAACATTGTATGTTGGTTTAATATTTTAAGAAAAGGCGAAGAAATTAAAGAACATCTACATAACTCTACCTACGATTGCTATCTAAGCGGTAACATTCATCTAGATGACTACGAAACATTCACAAAATATAAAGTGCCATACGAGCAAGGCACATCTCATGATTTTGCAAATTTTAAGGGTGGGCTTACTATATTTCCTAGTTGTATATTACATTGGTCTGATCAACACTTAGAAGATAACAAACGGGTTAGCATAGCATTTGATCTGCGTCCGGACTTTAGCAAGGATGTTAACAATCTAAACGGAAGGCCATTTATGAATAAAGAAATTTATAAAGAATTAATGGATGAAATTAAAAATCGTATTGAGAAAGAATAAAATGTCATATATTTTAGTAGACACAGCTAATACATTCTTTCGTGCAAGACACGTAATCAAAGGTGATGCTGATACAAAACTTGGCATGGCCATGCACATTACTCTTAATTCGATTAAGAAGGCATGGCAAGACTTTGAGGGGAAACATGTGGTATTCTGCCTCGAAGGTCGAAGCTGGCGTAAAGACTACTATGCTCCGTATAAACGCAATCGTCAAGAAACTCGCAGTGCAATGACTGTTAAAGAACAAGAAGAAGATAAACTGTTCTGGGAAACATTTGATAAGTTTAAAGATTTTGTAACTACAAAGACTAACTGCACAGTTTTACAAAATCCTAGATTAGAAGCTGATGATTTAATTGCAGGCTTCATACAGAATCACCCTGATGATAACCACGTGATCATTTCGACAGACAGCGACTTTGCACAATTGATTGCAACAAATGTTAAACAATACAACGGTGTAGCCGATACGTTAACTACACATGAAGGTATCTTTGATAAAAAAGGTAAAATGGTCATTGATAACAAGACTAAACAGCCTAAGGCGGTGCCTAATCCAGAATGGTTGTTGTTTGAAAAATGTATCCGTGGCGACACTAGTGACAATGTATTTTCGGCTTATCCCGGTGTTAGAAAAACTAAAATGCAGGAAGCATTTGAAGATAGAAACCAAAAAGGATTTGCATGGAATAATCTCATGCTTCAGCGTTGGTTAGACCATGAAGGTAAAGAACACAGGGTATTAGACGACTATGAGCGTAATAAAAAGTTAATTGATCTTACGCAACAACCTGATGATATTAGAAATGTCATTGTTGAAACTATAACTAATCAGATTACTGAACCCAAAAGTATTGACCAAGTAGGCATTAGACTGTTAAAATTTTGTAACTTGTATGATTTGCAAAGAGTTGCTGATAATATACAGCAATATGCAGAACCATTTCAAGCAAGGTATTCTAAATAAAAGTATGGAGAAAGAGATGAACTTAAAAGCAAAACCTATCGTAGATGGAAAGTTTTGGATTGTAGAAGATGATGGCGAACGAATTGCCACGCTACACAAAAAAGAAAATAATAAATTTATGCTAAGTTCAAAAGACGGCGAAGCATACTTTAATAAAAAAGATGACTTGATTAAGTATTTTGGTAAAGACTTCTTTCAAAGTAAAGTTAAGTCTATTGTAGTTGACACACAGGATAAAGATGTGCATACATTCCCTGCGGCATGTAAACCGTATAATGCTATGTATGATGTTCAAAGAAAACTGCCGTTATATACCAAGAGTTTACAAAGCAAAAGTTTATATTGTGCAGGCTACTATGCCATACAGTTTAACAAAGGCTGGGTTAAGAGCTTTTGTCCTAAATTAATCACTGTGGAACGTTACGCACACAAAGGTCCGTTTAGAACAGAATTAGAATTAAAACAGGTATTAAGCAATGTCAAACCAGATTAACACCTATCCATTGTTGCAGTTTATTCAACAGGTAAAAGGTGCTGACCTAGCTAAACAAAAAGACATTCGAATAGACATTGTAACTGCTAAACAAGTCACAGCCGCACTCGCCGAAGTCCTGGCAAAGGTCAATCAAGACTATGATATGTTGCTGAAAAATTTACAAAAGAACACCGGTGAAAGCATCACCGTGCAGTTTGACGGGGGCGGGTTCTCTAGCCAAAATTAGATAAATATATACGTAGTTTATGGAGGACCTATGAGTAGACCTAAACCACGTATATTATTAGAATACGTTAACAAAAAGAATTATAAGTGCGAGCAAATACTCGACGCTGAAGCCATTTGGGCTGTTTTTTACAAAGATAAACCTTTTAATTTAAAAAGTTTTAACAGTCTTGTAAACTATCCCGGACCTAAATATAAGAAAGTTAGTTTCAGTAATCCCGGACATGCTATTAATCTAGCTAAAAAGTTAAACAGTCAATTTCAGTGTCAAGATTTTACTGTAGTGGTGCTGACCAGCGGCACCATACTTAAATGATTACTCAAGAACTTTATACTAAAATGTTCTTAAAAGAGTGGGGTAAAAGTGTTGACCCTGCGAATGTTCGCTTATATAAACACACTTGGTGGTTCAATACTAGGACCAAAAAAGAAGGTGGTCTGCGCTTAACAGACAAGGGATTTGATTTTTTAACAGATATATTAAAAATAGCATCCTACGAAGTTCCATTTACGGATCAAATTGAGTTAAGCCCGCAAGTCATCATATTTTTGGATAAATTTTTGGACTGCCCATATTTTTTAGATTATGCAAGTTTAACCGTTTTTTCGGAAAAAAAATCTTTTGAACTTTATATGTTTTCGGATGACATTCGAAAATACGGGCTAATCAAAGCAATAAACAAACAGAAAAAATCCGAAG